CCGTCATCTTCACAGAGTAACTTCAACTCTGCTACTTCACCAACTGACTTAGAACGAATACGCAAAAACATAAATTCTAAATCAAATAGTGGCAAGTCATTAACAGGCAATTTTTCAAAAGTGCAATTGTTTACAATTTGTTTCAACGCCATTGCCAAAGCTTTATCTCCTCCGTCTTCTAGTGCTAACAAAAGGATTTTCTCCTCTCGGACCAAAAATGGTCTATACGTTATATTCTCCTTAGTAGAAGGAAGTGCCACTTCGTACTGAGGCACATTAATTGTTGGTAAACTCATAGTTCATCTCCATAGTATAATTAAAATTTCAGTTAGTTTTTTATCATGGCGCTATAAGGGTAAGGCGTCTTGTATGTAGAACTACTGGTGTCTGGTAATTTATTAAGTCCTTTGATATTGGGACTCATATTAGTTACTTTGTCTGGGTTAACCCATCCTCCACCAGATGCCCCCTTAGCCGCTGTTTGAATTGTAGCACCTGTAAGGCTTGATAAATTCCCAGACATCAGAGCACCCGTAGCTTTGCCAAGTAAAGCACTCTTTACAGCACCCTTAGTAAAACCTGCTACGCCTATACCAGTTATACCTTTAACAGCAGATAAAGCTTGACCTTTAGCAAAATCTCTTAGATTACTGCTTCCTCCACTTACATAAGCACCTATCGCTCCGCCTAGTAAGTTGCCTAAGTTGAATCCTCCACCAGCACCCAAAACAGGACCGCCTGCTCCTGTTCCCCCTCCACCAGATGCAGAGGAAGTCCAGTATCGAAAAGCAAATTGTACTGATAAAGTTTGATAGGAATCATTACTTGATTGACTGTATGTCTGAGCAACAATGGTTTTCGGATACGCTTCAAATATATTAACCGTATATCGTTTACCATCATTTTTATCAAGTTGGTGTAACGTAATATCACCAATGTAAGACCCATAATAATTTATTTCCCAGGTGTCTCTATTAAATATTTTTTCATGCCACCTTTCAAAAAATTGTTTTTCGGGTAATCCCGGTCGGCAAATGAAAGACATACTTACATTATCACCGTACATTACTGCCTGACCAACTTCTCTTTGTGGGCCAAAACGTAATAAATCAGGGGTACTTCTAATTGTTTGTCCAGGAAACTCCACCGATTCAACTAACATTGAAGTCGCATAATCCATACCACCAATAGGACTCATAATTTGAGCTTCAAATCTATTCTGTCTGGCCACATCGCTGGAAGCAATTGTCGATGTAAATTGTGATAAACTAGCCATATACCATTCTCCTACTATCTTGCCATACTGTTCTGTCCGACACCGGTTTTCGGAATTTATATTCGCCTTTATAGAATCTCTGTACAGGTAATAAAGTTGCTACATACATATCATCTAAAGGAATCTGTAAAAATAAAGACCTAACGTGCTTAGCATCATAACGTCTTACTAAAGGAGCAATAGTTTTGATGGCTCTCATCTCGCTCCATTTAGCATCTATTTTCTGTGATGATTCATCTCCAAAGATATCTAAGCGTTCTAATACTTTAACTCTCATTGGTATAGATAAGTAATGAAAATTAAGGCCTGTGAATCCATTGCGATGACGTTTGAAAGCCAACACCAAAGGATAGACATCATAATATTTTAATTTCTTTGCCGTCTTCGGTTGATAACGAAACATATTCATCATACCAAAAATAGGACGAGCGCCGCCATCTCCCTCTCGTATGTATTCTGTTACTGGTTTCCTTTCGCCTCCTAATGAGCGTATTTTGTTCCTATACCACCGCAAGGATAATTCTCTACCCTCTGCGGACTGTTTTATTTCTTGAAATAAGCTCATACACAACTATTTATCTACATTTTTAAAGTTTTCTCCGTCCATACATCAAATACCCATCCTCGTTTCTCACAATAATCTTTAGCTGCTTCCCACTTGGCGCTGTTTCTACCCCACTCTCTAATCTCATAAAGATAAGATTTGGTCTTTCGTTTAGGGATCTTAGGGGGTTGTGTCTGTTTCAATGGTTTCACCTCTACGATCCACATCTCGGTCATTTGTCCCTTCTTTATTTTTAAGAAAAAATCTGGGTAATATCTGTGTATCTTCCCATCAAAAGGAGACACATAGGGTATGATAATTTCTTCACTGGCCCATTCTAATACGTTATCATTACGGTCAAAATAAACCATACAATGTCGTTCCCACATGGAACGATAGATAATATTCCGTGGATTACCTTTATATTTCTCCGGACGCTCGGGTTTAAAATAACCTTTATAGGGTTTCTTGTTACTATATTTTTTCTTAACCATATAAATACTTATACGAATAAAGGATAATGATATGAGTTTAATTTTTCCAACTGACTTAGGTAGTAATGCCCAATCTTCAAATTTTATGGGGTTTCAATCCTATACTCTAACTGGTGGACTAGGATCTGGCAAATCAGATAGGTCTTATGATATAAGCGGAGTCCCCGTCTTTCTACCTATTCCTGTTGAAGGGGTACAAGACCAATATGCTAATGGTTGGGGTAACGAAACGGTTAGTATGGCCAAGATGGCCCTGGGTGGTGCTGTAAAAGGATTGGGTGCAGGTGTTACTAGCAGTACAGGATTAATCGACACTATAAAGAAAAAAATAAGTGTTAATGTAAAAGAAGCAGCGGCAGGTGTGGACGGATTTGCATCCGTAGCAGAAGGTTGGGATAAAGGTAATCTCTCAATGGAAGCAATGGAAAATATGGCGATGGGAACTCTCACAGGCGCTTCACCTCTTGGAGTAGCTATGGCCGTAGGTACCCTAGGTAACGCAGTAGTGCAATCCACCGGCATCGCAGGTTTTGAAGAAACCTCTGTATCATATACTGGTCCTCAATTTAGAAGTTTCAGTTTTAACTTTTCTTTAAAACCATTAACGGAAGCAGAACAACTAACTATTGAATCAATAGTAAACTATTTTAAATTTGCAGCTGCACCACAAGAACTCTCTGGTGCTCTATATAGGATCTATTCTTTGCCCAAAGTGTTTGAAATAAAATTTTATCATAAAGACGGAGAAAATCACTCTCTTCCAAAAATAAATAAATGTGCTCTCACGAATATTGGAATTAAATATGGTGGTGATAGATTTCAAACATTTGCAACAGGTCACGCTCCAGTACAAACTGATATTTCTTTACAATTTATAGAATTAGTCCTTCAAACAAAAAATACTCTCCAAAGTAATGAATCTGGTGAATGGATGGGAAGAGAGATGGGAGCAGGGGGCATGGTTGATGATTTTGGTTCTTACCATGAAGCTAAAGTAGCAGAAGCTGACGCTAAGGCAACTGCAACAGCTGTTGATGATTTTTCAAACGTCGATAGTTCTCGGAATAGAATTCGTACGGCGGGGGCAGGTTCTGCTTCTGTTGCGGGAGACGGTTCTTCCATGGGAGCAATTAAATCTAAAGCAAGCGGAGGTGCTAGTTTTATACCAGATGGTGGTTCAGGTTAAATGTATTTTTCTAATAATTTTCCAACTACTTTTTATGATCCTACTGGATCAGGTACTTACACCAAAGTACAAGACATTCTAACCCGTATTAAAATTAAAGACGAGGTTAGAGAAAGAAATGCTTTGTTCTCCGTCTATACTGTACCCCAAGGTTTATCCCCAGAATTAGTATCTAATTTATTATATGGTGATGTTGAATTTTATTGGGTAATTTTAATGATGAATAAAATATATAATCGTTATTATGATTGGCCTATGAAGGAAAGGGATCTTCAAAAATATGTAATAGATACCTATGCTGATCCCGATGGTATACACCATTATGAAGTAGCACAATCATCTGGTAGTACTAAAGTAATGATATGGGTAGAAAGTACTGTGGCTGGTGCAATTCAAGTAACCAACTTTGAACATGAAAGAACTCTTAACGAAAATAGAGCTAAAATCAAAATATTAAGTCCCATCTATTTACAAGTTTTTGTTGAAGAATTTAATAGACTACTTAAAAACTCCTCTTAATTATGGCCAGCATTCTTGAATCTTTAGACGAAATTTCTAAAAAAATAAAGGGACATAAATCCATTGAACCTGAAGGGTTTGAACAACTTGCCTTTATAGTGCATGGCAATGGTGCTACCTATCCTATCAGTAGTTATATAACTGGCATTCACTTATATGAAGATATTAGTAGCACTAGTATTAGTGGTTGGTTAGATATAAGTGATCCCGTAAATTTCATGCAAGCAGGACCCATCATTGGGGAAGAATTATTATACTTAAAATTTGCTACAGGAGGTTTAGATGTAGCACCAGAAGGTTTTGCAGTTGATTTTACAGATAATCCCCTACATATACATTCAGTACAAAGACTTAATTATACTCCCAATATGCGTCTAAGTTATAGACTACATTTTTGTTCTCCGGAACTTTTAAGAAATAATCGTGTTAGACTTTCACGAGCTTATGGAGGAGTTATTTCTGATATAGTAAGAGATGTTATGAAAAATGTAGTTGGCACAAATAAAATATTATGGGTTGAACCAACTTTATACAATAAACATTATGTAGTTCCTAATGTACATCCCTTTGACTTTATAGATGACTTGGCAAATTCATCCGAAGCTTTAGAAAAACATACACCAACTTGGTCTCCCGCTAAAGAAATTAAAACAGCAAAACCTCTAACAAGCGAACAGGTATTTAAAGGAACACGCAATGACTTTTTATTCTATGAAGGAATTGATGGATTTTATTTCAGACCAATCTCTACTCCTGATAAAGATGGGGGATTAGAATTTACTATAATGCCCGGAATGTCAACAACAGGTAATGACAATCAAGGTGGTGAAGATTCAAAAGGTAGTTCTATAGTTACAGGTTATTCCGCCATTATGTTAAGAACAAAAGCCCATAGTTTTATAGATATTGGAGATAAATTAGCAGGCATTAAAGAAGGTACCTGGTGCGGGACTCATTTACGACACAACGGAGTAACCAAATCTTATAAAGTTTATAAATCTGATTATCTAGAAGCTTTAAAAGAAAATAGATATTCCCATGCATCTCAAACACCTGTCTATGATCCTACTAATCATATGAGTAGAAAAACCATAACACAATGGCCTGAAGGACATATAAAATTTTCTAGTGCATCGTCTATGTCTGATACCATTATTTCCAAACAAACAAGGCGGGTGGCTTATCCTGCTAAAACTAATGAACCTTCACATTCATTAGATAGACAAATGCAAATGGGACATCTAACAGGTCAAAGACTTCAAATTACTTTACCAGGTATTTCTGGTTTACGAGTTGGTATGGGAGCATATGCAGATTTACCAAATATTGGTGTTGGTGCAGGTCAACCAGCATTAAAGGGTGCTAAAGAATTAGGTGAAAACCGGTTGAATAATTGGTGGATTATTACTAAAGTAGCTCATATCATACAATCAAGTGGACCAGACCAAGGTTACATTTGTAATATAGAATTAATGAATACTATGGCGATGACTGAAGATAAATTGCCAGAGTATAATTCTCTGGCAGCTGCCGGCGGCATTAGTTAAAAAAAAGGGGACTTTCGTCCCCCTCTCCTTTACTGATTATCTGCTAACTTAGCAAAATATTGTAACGTATCGTCATCTTCCGATGATGCTACAATTTCACCAACAGTATCCATATCAGGAACATTAAGAGGTGCAGGATTATACGCCTCTACAGTGCCTTTGACTGAACTACCTGTCAATACCTTATTAAGTTTTTCCTTCAATTCGTCATAAGTCTTGAAAGAGGTAGGACTAATAAATTCTTGAAGACTATGGACTTTCCCATATACTTCTTCCAACTTATCATCATTACCATCAAACAATTCTGAAGAATTATCAAACTCTGATTTATCATAGTTCCAATATCCATCTACCTTGCGAATCTTCAACTTAAAGTTAGCACCTTTCCACATATCAAAAGGATTAATTGCTTTTTCATCCTCAAACGCAGGATTCATGGCTTCAGAAATCTTATCAAAGATTTTCTTACCGAAACGGAACAATCGGACAGTGCCATCATTTTCTGGATGTTTGGGATCACTTACAACAAGAATATT